CCGCTGCTCGACTGGCGGGATGGCTCTTCGCCAAGGTGATTGGACAGCGTCCGAGCTCGAGCAACTTCTTCGTCCACAGCCACTGGTCTTCCACGGCTTGCGCTGGGCCGTACATTTCCAAGGTGTGGGCCGCCATCATGCTCGAGGCTCAGGAGGCCTACGACTACTTCAAGGGTGCGAAGGTCCCAACTCCACCCCCGGCGAAGAAGCCTGTTCCTCCGGCTCCGAAGCCCGTTCCGTCCACCACGGTGCTCCGGGTCGGTTCTCAGGGGCCTTCGGTCGTTCGCCTTCAGGAATTTCTCCGCGGGAATTTCCCGGCCTACAAGGACTCGGTCAACGTTCGTCACGGTCAGTTGATCGGTGTTGATGGATCTTTCGGTGCGCAGACCGAGGCCTGGGTCCAGGAGTTCCAGAAGAGGACTGGGCTCGTTCCGGACGGTGTCGTCGGTCCGAGGACTTTCGCCAGGATGCGGTCTCTAGGCTATCGGTACTGAGAAGCTTGATCTGATTCAAATCTAAGGAGGTGACCCATGATTACTAGCATCCTCACCAGCGTCAAGAAGGTTCTCGGCATCGCTGAGGATTACATCGCGTTTGACGAAGACATTATCCTGCACATCAACTCGGTCTTCTCGACCCTCAACCAGTTGGGAATCGGGCCCGAGGCCGGTTTCGCTATTTCTGATGCTACAGCAACGTGGGCTGACTTCCTTGGAACGGATCTCCTTCTCAACTCGGTCAAGACTTACATGTGCCTCCGAGTTCGGATGATTTTCGATCCTCCGAACACGTCCTACGTTATGGATGCCATGCAGAGGCAGATCACGGAGCTGGAGTGGCGCCTGAACACGGTTCGAGAGGGTCGTGCTTGGGCGCTTCCAGCGTCGTCTCCCCTCCGTGATGAGGAGATCATCGACGGTGGGTCCCCGTATAACTAGGAGATGTTATGACATTCCCGATTCAGGTTAAGCGTGGACCCGCAGCTCTTTGGACGGAGAAGAACTACAGACTTCGGGACGGAGAGATCGGGTACGAGGACGACACCGGTAAGTTCAAGATAGGAAACGGTGTCAAGACTTGGCGCGAGCTTTCGTATTTCATCGACGAGTCTGTCATTACCACGCTTGTAGCCTCGATCATCGCCTCGAATGGAGGAACGGACGGAGATCCTCGAATTGGCGACATTACAACATTGACGACTACGTCAAAGACTACTGTCGTCTCGGCCATCAACGAGGTGAATACTCCTCCGGTTTCTCTGACGCTTCTCTACGACAACGCAAAGGCAGGTTGATATGGCTACCCTCGAGGCGGAACTCGCCGCCCTTATCACAGCTCTTGGTACCGACTACAAGGCGACACAGGGCAAGATCGGCAATATTGGCGCTCTCGCCACTGCTGCTACCAACTTGGTCGCCGCCATCAATGAGGTCAAGACCACCGCCGATGCTGCTGTTGCCGGTACGGCACCAAGCGCTAGCACCACGGTAAAGGGCATCATCGAGATTGCCACGGATACCGAGGCCTTGGCGATGGCCGCCACTGACTTGGCGATCACTCCGAAGAACCTCTCAGCTCTTTGCAACGTCAACAACGGTCTCGCCAAGTTGGATGGAAGCGGAAAGGTCGCTTCTGCTCAGCTTCCGAGTTATGTGGACGACGTCAAAGAGTACGCCAACCAGTCCTCCTTCCCTGGGACTGGTGAGACGGACAAGATCTACGTTGCTCTCGACACCAACAAGATCTATCGGTGGAGCGGGTCGGCCTATGTCGAGATCTCGGCCTCTCCTGGGTCTACTGACTCGGTGACCGAGGGCACGACGAATCTTTACTACACGAACGGGCGCGCAGACGCTCGGGCGGACGCGAGGATCACGGCCCTGATCGGAGACCCGGCGACGGTCCTGACCACGCTGTACACCGCTGCGAAGGCGTAAGCCATGGCGACTCTCGAGGCAGAGCTCGCCGCGCTTATTAGCGCCATTGGTGCAGATATCAAGGGGCTAAAGGCAAGTGCTCCAGTAAAGATCCTTGGCCCGACCGATCCTCTTCCGTCAGTCACGCAGCCTACGGTGATTGTTCGAACCACGACCTAACACATCGAAGGCGGTGACACGTGGCGTACAAAAGTTCTAATTCCGTTACAGGGAATTCCACGGCGCCTACGATTGCCGCTCCAGCGTCGACTGTCGCCGGAGACATGTGTGTCCTTTTTGTGTCCAACGACTACATGGACTCTACGTTTACCGGAAATTGGCCTGCAGGGTTCACTCCTTTTGGGTCTGAGATTCGTCAAACAAACGACGGCCAGAAGTCTGCAGTTGCGTGGAAGCGGCTGGATGGAACTGAGGGCGGAACTACTTGGGCGTTTACCCCGGTTTACACGAGTTCTCAGGACTGGGCAATAGGTTATGTAATCTTTGACGGCCGCAGTTTGGTTGACCCGCCTACAGTTGCAGTCACGGACGATACCGGCGCATACACTGGAGCAATCGTAGTCACTGCAGATGGGGGAATTACCTGTCTCGAGGGTGATGATCTTCTCTTTATTCCAGTCCTAGACCAATACGGTTCAGGAACGGTTACCTATAGCGCTTTATCCGCAGACTTGACTGCAAGAGAGACAAAGCAACAAGGCTTCACTTGTCTGTATTTTGCGACTAAGAATGCGCAATCGGCTGGTCCGAGCGGAAACAAGGTAGTGACGGCTACCGTTTCCAATAATACTCGCTGGGGCGCGTTCCTAGTTCGAATCCCTCTGCAAGTTGGGGAAACAACTCCTCCGACTCCACCTACGTCGTTTACACTTGACAACATCACCGAGACAACCGTTCGCCTTGCTTCGTGCACCGGGGCGACTGACAACGTTGGAGTGGTTTCGTATGATGTGTCATTGGACGGCGGAGCGACGGCGTACCAGACTGGTATTTCTGTTGGCGGGAACATCACCGGCCTTACGAAGCAAACAAACTACCCGGACGTTCGCGTTCGTTCTCGAGACGCTTCAGCGAATGTCTCTTCGTGGTCGACATATTCAGCCAACCTGACAACACAACTAAGCTCTAGCCAGGCAACATCTAGGTTGTGGGCTTCTGGTACACCGGCGACAACCGGAACGTCTTGGACAAACCCGGCTTATGCTTCAGGCGCGAACAACAACCAGAGGGCAGCGGCTACTTCCTCCACTTCTGGTGCGTCGTTCACGATCAAGCCTACCGGTTATGGGATTCAAGCGGCTATCGGAGCGCAGCCAATTTCCATCGACAGTGTGGACGTCACGGTTTATGACTATGTGAGTAACACCGGTCGTTGGACTACTCCGAATACCGTTCAGCTGTACGATGGTTCTACGGCTATCGGAACTGCGCAGAACCTTACTCGTTCGGCAACTACAACGTTCTCCGAGACGAAGAGTTTTACTGGTGTCACCTGGGCGCAACTTGCCAACTTGGCGGTTCTGCTCACCGGTACCCACACTACCACTTCGTCCGCAACGTGGAACGTTGACGCAGTCGGGATCGACGTGCATTACACGATCACCGGCGCCTCAGGTTCTGTGACATATCACGATCCCTCGGCTTTAGCCCCGACTATTACCGTCTGGGATGGTACTACCGAGAAGGCAGCAACCGTTACCGTTTGGGACGGCATTACTGAGAAGGCCGTTACTATCGAGATAGCCAGTTGAAGGGAGGGATAGTGGACACAGAACAGACCCTCCAGCACTTCGGTGTCAAGGGTATGCGTTGGGGAGTCCGCCGAGAGGCTCCTACTGCAGCTGATGACGCAACCAGGGTCAATGAGTACAAGAAGACCGCGAAGCGTGGTGGAACCGACGCTCTTACTACCAAGCAACTGCAAGAGTTGGTCACCAGAATGAACCTGGAACAGCAGTACTCCAGGATGACGGCCAAGCCATCGGTTATCAAGCGTGGTCTCAATTTCGCCAACGGAGTTCTCAGCGCCGGTAACACGGTGAACCAGGCGATTCAGTTCGTCAACTCCCCTGGTGGAAAGTTGCTCAAAGAGCAGATCGAGAAGAAGGTTGCAAGTCGCGTTGTTTCTGGGTAGTAGAAGGGAGGGTTGGCGATGACACTGTCTAACAAAGCAGTGCCTATTTACTATGGCGAGTTTCGTGACGCAGTGATTCGAGGCGATATTCCTGTAAATCGGGAGATCGCCATGGAGATGAATCGTATCGACGCGCTCATCGCCAACCCTAACATCTACTACGACGACATGGCTGTGAACGGATTCATAGCCTACTGCGAGAACGAACTGACCTTGACCGATGGCGGGGATCTTCATCTCCTGCCTTCGTTCAAGTTGTGGGCGGAGCAAATTTTCGGGTGGTACTACTTCGTTGATCGAAGTGTGTACGTTCCGTATGAGGAAGGTCGCGGTGGTCGTTACGTCACCAAGACCATCAAGAAGCGGTTGACGACAAAGCAGTATCTCATTGTTGCTCGAGGTGCTGCCAAGTCGATGTACGCGTCCTGCATTCAGAGTTATTTCTTGAATGTGGACACCTCTACGACGCATCAGATCACCACCGCTCCAACCATGAAGCAAGCTGACGAGGTGATGTCGCCATGCAGGACGGCGATCACTAGAGCTCGTGGACCTCTGTTTAAGTTTTTGACAGAAGGATCAATGCAGAACACGACGGGCTCCAGAGCCAATCGTGTTAAGTTGGCATCCACCAAAAAGGGCGTCGAGAACTTTCTGACTGGGTCTCTCCTCGAGATCCGACCAATGGCGATCAACAAACTTCAGGGTCTTCGGCCTAAGGTCTCGACAGTCGACGAGTGGCTTTCCGGAGATCTTCGCGAGGATGTTGTTGGCGCTATTGAACAGGGCGCCTCCAAACTCGAGGATTACCTTATCGTCGCAATTAGTTCAGAAGGTACAGTTCGTAATGGATCGGGCGACACCATTAAGATGGAGCTCGCAAGCATCCTACGAGGCGAGTACCTTGCTCCGCATGTTTCCATTTGGCATTACAAACTAGACGAACTCGAAGAAGTCGCTCATCCCGAGATGTGGGTGAAGGCAAATCCCAATCTGGGTAAGACCGTCACCTATGAGACGTATCAGCTTGACGTTGAGAGGGCGGAGAAGGCCCCTTCGTCAAGGAACGATATCCTTGCCAAGCGTTTCGGGATTCCGATGGAAGGGTATACGTATTTCTTCACCTATGAGGAGACTGTCCCGCACAGAGCCCGAGAATTCTGGGGTCTTCCGTGCTCGATGGGAGCCGACCTTTCTCAGGGTGACGACTTCTGCGCGTTCACTTTTTTCTTCCCCTTGGCTAATGGCTCTTTCGGTGTCAAGACACGAAGCTACATTTCGTCCTTGACACTTATGAAACTTCCTGGTGCTATGCGAGCTAAGTACGACCAGTTCATTGGTGAGGGGAGTTTGCACGTCCTAGAGGGAACGATCCTCGACATGATGGAGGTTTACGACGACCTGGATGATTTCATTCAGAAGTCGCAGTACGACGTCCGGACGTTGGGATTCGACCCTTATAATGCTAAGGAATTTGTTACTCGTTGGGAAGCTGAGAACGGGCCTTTCGGCATTGAGAAGGTTATTCAGGGGGCCAAGACCGAGTCGGTCCCTCTAGGCGAACTCAAGATCCTGAGCGAAGAGCGCTTGCTCGTATTCGACCAGGACCTGATGAGTTTCGCCATGGGTAACGCCATCACGCTCGAGGACACCAACGGTAACCGCAAGCTTCTGAAGAAACGGCAAGACGAAAAGATCGACAACGTCGCTGCCTTGATGGACGCCTATGTCGCATACAAGGCTAACAAGGAGGCTTTTGAATGAATCTCCAGGAAGACACTAAGCCCTCGTTGGATGACGCTCTTGCCCACTTTGGCGTTAAGGGTATGAGGTGGGGTGTTCGTAAGGCTGCAGAGCCTACCGGTGGCGGAAGCAGCGGCCCTAGTCGTCGGGAACTTCGGACCATGGACAAGCAGGCCAAGGCCAAGGACCGTGCTGCGAGGAACGCCGAGATCGACGCAGCTCGTGAGCGTTACGCAACTACGGCTCGAAAGAATTATCTAGACGCCAGGGCCCAGTACAAGGTCGAAAAGAAGACCATCGGTAAATACGAGGCTCGAAAGAAGCTCGATGCAGTCAAGCAGAAGAATCTTGACGATTACGAGGCTGCCCAGCAGATCAAGTCTGGGAAGGAAACTGCGCTTTACGTTCTTGGCGTCGTTGGGGCAGTCACTGTCGCTCATCTCGCTGCTCGAGCGTAGACATGACAACACTAGAAGAGGACGACCTCGCCCACTTCGGCGTTAAGGGCATGAGGTGGGGTGTTCGGAAAGCCGATACTTCTGGTGGAACTCAGCAGAAGAGCGGAATGTCCACCAAGAAGAAGGTCCTTATCGGAACGGCAGTGGTGGCTGGAGTCGCTGCGACGGCGGCAATTCTCGCTCGAAGTGGTAGCGTTTCCGTGCCGACTGTGAGATCTTCTGCGCAAACTTCTGCGGGTCGTAAGTTCATCGAAGACTCGAGAACCTTTGAGCAAATCAAGTCGGAGATGATGAGAGACTTTGCTAAGGCTCATGAGGAGGAGACGAGGTTCATCAAGGGCCTTCTTCCCGAGTACAACCCGCGCAAGGATCCCTACATCCCGGCGTACGAGTTGGCTCGTCTTCGGTCTTAGAAGTAGGCAATCGAGTAAAGAGAGGAGGTACTCGTGGGTGGACTAAGAGATAGGTTGAAGCACGCCTGGAATGCGTTCGTTGGTCAGGGAGAGGAACCTTATATCCCTTCCGACGTTGGATCGGCGTCTTACGGAGGTCGACCCGATCGTCCCCGAGGGAGTTATTCGAACGAACGCTCCATCATCTCCTCGATCTATACTCGACTTGCCATCGACGTTTCCAGCGTCGGGATGCGCCATGTCCGCTTGGACGCGGATGATCGCTACATCGAAGACATCGACAGTGGTCTTAATCGTTGCTTGACACTTGAGGCTAATATCGACCAAGGACCCAAGGCGTTTTGGCGTGATGCCGTCTACACAATGCTCGAGAGAGGCGTAGTCGGAATCATTCCGGTGGACACTTCCATATCTCCGACGGAGTCCGGAAGTTTCGACATCAAGACGATGCGTACCGGTGAAGTTGTCGCTTGGTATCCACGGCATGTTCGCTTCAACGTCTACAACGACAACCCCAAGGTCGGAACTAGGCAGGAGATTACCCTCGAGAAGCGCGCTGTCGCCATCGTGGAGAACCCCTTCTACGCTGTGATGAACGAGCCTAACTCCACGTTGAAACGGCTCATTCATAAGTTGAACCTTCTCGACAAGAACGATGAGCAGCAGAGCGCTGGGAAACTGGACCTCATCATTCAGCTTCCTTACGTCATCAAGTCTGAGGCTCGTCGGCAGCAGGCTGAGCAACGCAGGCAGGACATCGAG